GTCATAGCCCATGGTCAGGGCGATGTGTGCGATCAATTCGCTCAAGAATGTAGTCATATCGTTATGATTCTAAAAGTTTTTTAAGTTCCTGGTTGATTCTCTCATTGATCTTCTCGCGCAACTCCCGGCTCTCACCGATGAACTGTCGTTGAGGGATGCGTATCTGCATCGAGGTCTTCTTGGTCAGGGCGAGCCGTTTCCAGAAGGAGGCTTGCGCGTTGTCGGCCGCCTCGGTGGCCTTGCTCCGCTTGCGCTTCTTGCCGTTGCGGTCGGTGCCCCTGCCGGACAGTTCGTAATACTTCGCCCAGGCATAGCGTTTCATCTTGGGCGTGACGCTGACGTTTACGGTGCCGCCGTTATTGTGGATGGCGGCATAGGGCAGGTCGTTGCTGATGGTGACGCTGGCGTTGCCGGGCGTGTACTTGATGCTGCTGAAGAGGTGGCGGCGGGATGAGAGCAGCGGGCCGTACTGCGAAGCTGCATTGTTGTAGCCGGAGCTTTGGCGCTTCGAGTCGGGCCACTTGTGGATGCCTCCGTTCACGAAACCGCCCTGGCGGAAGTTCTCCTGGAAGTGGTCCTTCGCCATACGGCCCACAATGATGGGCAGCCGCCGTCGGGTGAGGTTTTCTATCTCCCGCTGCTTCAATTTTAGACGATTTATGAATTCTTTTTCGTTCATCGCGATATTTTTTTTATTAAAATGCTTGCATATGAAATATTATTCGTATATTTGCGGTGCAGGCGTCGAGGGACCAACGCGATAACTTCAAGTTCTCCGTCTGCACTATTAAGAGTGGCTTCGGTCGCTCTTAATTTTTTCCAGTTTATTGTAGATTATAGACTTAGCTTCACTCATATTAATAAGGTCATTTTTGTCTATCTTAACGGATTTCCCGTTAAATATAACATAGCACTCTTTTATCGCATCCTCTTCAAAGTCTTTATGCCTAAAGTTGATCTTTGTTGCAAGTCTTTTTGACGGAAGATACTTAAATTTATCAGGATGCTCATCAAGGTCCAACACAACTACGGTGCATCCTTGGCGCAACGCTTTACTAAATCCATTGCTTACGCCATCCGGAGATAATATTCCTTTTCTATCTGCAACTTCTCCATTAATGAGATATTCGGGATTCTTAACGCCGTTAATTAAAACGTGCTTTCTAATGTCTATTTTGGCTTTAGCAAACGAACTTAATATACTTCTCGCAGCAGATAAATTAGCGTCAAGCTCATCTTTAGAGGCGTCTTTATGGATTCTCAACCTCTTTCCATATACCTTGTCCAAAGTGTAATTTTCAGACGGTTCTTTTTTGTCGTTAAAGATGTTGTTCATACAGCCGTTAGCATACGGACAGTTATAGCAGTTCTTCACGCGATTGGTAAATCCTTCCTTGCTTCCTTTATAGAAGTCGCATGACGCACAGTTCGCCGGAAAGTACGGATGACTATCCGAGAACGCCTTTCCATCTACCCCCGGATTATTCTCCAACCCATTCTGCGGCCCGTCAGATGGCGCAGCGTCCGGAACCTGAGTAATCGGTTCGTCGGTAGACGAAAGCGAGCACTTGCAGTTCCATCTATCGCCGGGGCGATGGCTGCTCCAGAACGGATCGTTGATGGCACGCACCGTTCCCCAGAAGACACGATGATCCGCTCCGGGGTGCGCACTGGTGCTCGGCATCCACTTCAAGTTGGGCAGCACGTCCTTCTCCCGCTCGAACTGTTGCCAGTCCGCCGCTTGATGGGCGCGAATCACCGCCGTGTCATACTCCGTCTGCAACCAGTGGCCCACCTGATGGCTGGCTATCGTTTGAACGTCGTTCGACCACTGTTCAAACGTCTTTAATTTGCCGTTCGAATCGAGCAGCATGTGCGCCATGTCGTTCTGCATACGGTGCACCTTGAAGGCCGCGAACACGTCTGTGTTGTGTTGCAGCTGCTCATAGAACACCTCGTCAGCGTCCGGCATGTTCGGCTCGTCGTAGCCCTTGGCCACCGCCTCGCGCAGCACCGTGCGCACCTGCTCCCACATCGGAGCGTCAATCTCCTGCTTCGGGTCGAGCTTCCCGTCGTACAGGCGGTGGAGGAAGTCCAGAATCAGTTGTTCGGTAAACCCGAACGCCTGGCTCACCTCCTCCGCCTTGGCCTGCAACGGCGTGATGGCGTCGCCCATGTAGTCTATATCGTCCTGGTCCGGCATTTCGGGGATGCCGTACAGTTCGTCCATCACCAGTCTAAAGCCCCGTCTCCGTCCTGCGGGGCGACTGCGAAAAAAGGCTGCGCGCGGTTCTGCGGGTTAAAGGCCGGCTGTCGCATCATCAGCGGACTGGCGGAAGCCCGTTCCTGCAACTCCTTCTTCAGCCGCTCGTATTCCTCCGGCTTGTCGATGCCCAGTTCCTCATAGAGGTAGTCATCGTCCATCGGCAGTTGGAAGACCGTCACCGCCTTCTCGAGGATGTTGACGCGGGCCGTTGTCTCGCTCGTGTTCTTCGGTTTGGCCACGGTGAACTTGCCGCCGCGGGTATGGATGCCCAGCGATTCGAAGATGTCCGTCATGTCGTAGTTGAGCACGTTGAGCACGAAGCGGAGGTCCTTCAGGAACAAGGCCTCCTCCACCTTGCTGTGGACGGTGCCCAGCGCCTGCGTGCCCGTCTCGCTGGCTTCGGTGGTCAGCGTGTTGCCCAGCACCGCCTTGCTGATTTCCGCGTTGCAGCGGTCCACGAAGCCGGAATAGAGGTCGTTGCTGCCCGTCTTGTTGCCCGACTCGATGAACTCCAGGTTCGTGCCCTGGGGGCAGAGGAACACGCTGCCACCGCCCTGCTCTTCGGCGTCGGCCATCGTGGCGGCACGCGCCTCGGCATCGGCCGCGTCGTAGGTGTACTTGCGCACCGGCATTCCGAAGAGTTCGGAGAACTGTGCCCAGTCCCCCATCGAGCCGCGCTTGTAGATGACGAGGGGCGTCGTGCGGGCCAGGATGCCCAGCGGGTCCTTGCTCCGGATCATCAGCAGGCCGTCGTACTCCTCGAAGCTTGTGCCCAAGATGTCCTCCTGGCGGTGCTTGATCAGGTTGCGCACGGGGTCGACGTGCTTGCGCGGCACCATGTAGTAGTTGACCCATCCGTTCTTGTCGAGGTAGAACTGCACCAGGGTGAAGCCCCAGAAGATGGAGTCGAGGACGTCGTCGATGAATCCGAGGAACCAGGGGCTGTCAATCTGCTCCTTGATGGCTTCGTCCTCCTGCCCGTCGCGCACGAAGGTGAACGGCAGGTTCAGCACGCCCGCCTTGCGGTGCTCGATGGAGCCGGAGAGATGGGCGTCGATGAGGGTGTCGGTGTAGATGTCGTAGAGGCGGGAGCGGCGTGTGAAGTCCACGTCCTCCGCACTGTGGATGGCCTGCATGAAGTCCTGCAGGTCGATGTTGAACCGCTTCGGGGCGGTAAGCACAACGGTGCTGCCGGGGCGGAAGTTGCCGCCCTCGGTGATGCGTCCGCCGCCCTTGCGCGAAGTGCGGTTGGCGAACGAAGGTATGATATCGGTCAGTTTCATGTCCGTAGGTTTTTTTTAAAGATGGTTATGCCGTTTGGGGTTGCTGTGCATCAGCCACGGTGACTGCTGCTTCTGGGTGTCGAGGACGGGGGCGCCGTCCACGCTGACCTGCCGTTTGGCCACCTGCTTGAGCCATTCCACGGCCCGCTCGTAGCGGTCCACCCTCACCTGCGATATCTTCTGCGGATTATGGATGGAGAAGAGGTGGTAGACGGTGATGTCGATGGCCATCATCAGCACCAGCGGGTGGCGGTCGTCGCCCTCGGCGGAGAAGATGGCGTCCACGTCGTAACGCTCGCCCAGGTAGCTGCGCATCTCGGCAATGGCGCGGTCCTCGCAGATTTCCACGATGCTCTCGTCGCTGCGCGTCAGGCGGTCCAGTATCTCGGCATGGATGCTGGCGTCGTAGTCTTCCGGTTTGATAAACTTGCTCATAATCGTTTATGGTTGCGGTTCCGGTTGGG